GTTTGGAAAATATCTTTACCAATTTTGTTACCCCAATCAGTTAATGTTTTTAACTGAGGTAATTTACCTTTTGCAATTAACTCATCAAGAGCTAAATTCTGTTTTTCAGTAAATTCTTTTGGAATTAATGTTCGTTCAGCTGTTTTAGATTTAGGTAAAGCTTCTTCAGGAATACCAAACAATCCTAATGCTTTACGTTGTAAAAGTTCAGGATTTGCCAATGCATTAATAACGTCAGTAGGCAAACCAAATGTTGATCGAGCTTGTTGTGCAGCAACAGATTCTAAAGCTTCAGGAGCACCAATTACTCCTGGTATTGCACCAGCAGCAGTTAATTTACCAACGTCTTTTGCAAAAGTTCCAGGACCATATCCACCTTCTGTTTTTGCCGTTTGACCACCAAACATTTCCGCAAGTTTATTGATATCATCTGATGGCTGTGGCGTAGGAATTGTGGTTCCTCCAAACTGCTCTATCAGTTTATTGATATCACTCATAAATTGTGTCCTGTTTTAAAACTATTGTGGTTTAACTAAAGCTTGATACTGTGGTGTTGCCATAAACTTATTTGCTGCATCCTGATTTGGGAACTGAACCGTTCTAGCAGGTTGTCCATTAGAAGCAGGAATTGTTACTTGAACTGGAGCTGGTGCTGGTGCTGGATTTGGTGGAGGCGTTAAATCTACAGGAGGTTTTAATCCAAGTATTTCACGACTCTTTTGTGGAGTATATTTATATGCCAATGCTCCTGCTGCTGCATCTAATTTTTCTGGATGAACTTCATACTCAGTTTTCGTTTCACCAGTTTGTAATATATTATAAGCTTTAAGTACAGCATCTGTATATTCTTTAGCGGCAGCTTTATACATTTCTACATCTCTTGCTGCACCTGCACTTGCATATCCTGCTTCTTTAATTGCACGAGCATTTGCTAATTGTGCTTTAACATTTTGTGAACCTGTATATGCTTGATTTAATTGTCCAAGTAATGTATCTCTGCGAGCTTGATCTGCCGTTGCAGCTGAAATTGTTCCTTGTTGCATGAGTTTTTTCGCAGCATTAATATCAGCAAGACTCTTTTGCATACCAGATTCAGCACCTAGAGCCGATGTACCAAGACTACTAACAAAGTTTCCTAATGCACCGCCAGTACGATCACCAGCACCACTCATCATGCCAATACCTGTACGGAATGCAAACTCAGGAAGAACCATTGCTCGTTGTTGTGCAAGATCAGTTTTCTGTTCTTCTGCTAATGGTTTATATGCTTCTGCTACAGTATTTTTTCCAGAAAAAGCATCTGTTAACTGTGATTTTAATAAATCCGACATCCATTGATCATCTGCTGGAGGAACCTCTTTACCAGCAGCAAATGCTAATATTCCACCACTAGCCATCTTAGTCATATCACCTGTACCAATCGCAGCTACTCCTGTTCGAGTTTGCGGAGCTGTAGACATTTGATCTGGAGGAGGCATACCACCACTAGGTAATGGTTGCGACATGACTTTACTAGCTTCTGGGTTATTGTGAATATAACCATGCATCTGATCTAAACCTTGAGCATACATCTTCGCCATTGGGCTTGATGCTGGACTTTGCTGAACTTGTTGTAACTGTTGATCATTCATCATTGTCATTGGCACAGCACCACCAACAGCCATTGATGTGATCTTACCACCACGTTTATGTCCAGCTCCAGTAGCTGCGTTATACATACCTAAACCACCAAGACCAGCTAATCCTAATCCACCTAACTGGGATACAGTACTTGGAGGAGCTTGATACATTGTCGTTGAAGTCTGCTGTGTAGGAAGACCACGCAACATCGCATTCATAACACCTAACTGCATAAACGGATATTGTTGTGCAGTCGCATAGTTTTGAACAGCTTGATTAATAATATTCTGTTGAGCTTGAGTCTGTTGAGCACCTAATTGATTCTGCAAGTTGGCAATGTTTTCTGTTGCACCCAATTGCATATTACCAATATTAGCTAAGTTTGTTCCAGCTGTGCCAGCTTGTCCATATCCTGCTTGTTGAGCACCAACGCCAGCAAGACCTGCTTGAGCACCTTGCATACCTAAATTAGCTGCTTGACCTGCACCCTGCAAGCCCATGCCATAACCTTGCATTGCTTGAGAACCAGCTTGCCCAGCTCCTTGTAGTCCCATACCAAGACCTTGAAGTGCTTGAGACGCTGCTTGACCATATCCAGACAATGCTTGCTGATTACCTTGTAATGCCATATTGCCAGCTTGATTAGCACCTTGTAATCCCATTCCATAACCAGATAGAGCCTGTTGATTACCAGCTAAAGCAGCAGCATTGGCTGCATTCATTTGTTGCTGTGCATTATTAAATGCTGTGTTATATCCTTGACCAATTGCTTGCTGGGCAGCTAAATTACCACCCTGTTGCACTAAAGCATTTTGTAATGCTTGGCGAGAACCACCAAAAGCTCCAGAACGAGTTGCGGCAGCTTGTTCGCCAGCACTTTGTATTCCTGTTTGTTGTCCCAATAATTGAAGCTGAGGATTTAAACTAGCCTGAATATATGGGTTCATGTAAGACTGAACCGCATTAGGATCAGTAGACATCTGCCCTAATTGTTGACCAATATTGGCACCTTGCTGTCCTTGCATAGCACCCATACCGCCATACATAGATGACTGACCAGCAAATTGATTGCCTAGATTTGCACCTTGTTGTCCAGCACCAGCAGATAGTCCAGCATATTGTTGACCTGTTTGAGCACCTTGACCACCATACATATTGGATAAATTGGCAGCTTGCTGTCCAGCCTGTGAACCTAAACCACCGTACATATTAGATAAGTTGGCACCTTGCTGACCTGCCCTGTTAGCCATGCCACCATACATACCAGCTTGACCAACTGTATTTAATGCACCTTGCCCAGCTGTGCCAGCTAAATTACTTGCTTGATTAAATTGGTCTGGTGTTTGTAAATTGGCAACAGTAGATTGTGCCTGTTGTTGCATTGGACTAAATGCAGCAAAATAATCAGATGGATTAGTACTATATGGTTGATATGCTTTAAATGAAGTCATATCAGGATTGAATATCTGTGCCTGTGTAGCATTGAGCATATTCGAGGCGTAAGGAGCCAGATAATCAGGAATCTGAGTATTATTTACATTTTGCTGAACTGGAGCTGGAGAAGAACTACCACCCATACTAATCCTTTAACATTTTCGTAAACACTTTATCTGTTTGCTTATAACCTAAATATTCCAACAATCTTGAATTATCCAAATGAATCTTGGTATGAACAATTACTCGATCTACTTTGCAATGCTTTAACACTTGTTCGGCATATTGAAATAGTTTAATCCCAACACGACCTTTGCGAAACTCTTTTTTAACAAAATACACATCTTCTATCGCTGTAATACATGACTTATAGTGTAAATGCGGACTAATCATAAAAATAATATAACCAATCAACTCACCATCATTCCTACAAGAAACACAACGCAACATGCCTAATTCTGCATACTTTCGATAGGCATCATAATCAGGATCCCAATCAAAGTCTTTTGTTACACACAACTCATCATAATGCTCTGGAAGAAGCTGTTCAAGCTCTTCTACTAATTTTATAGGATCGCAGTCTGCATAAACTATCATGCTGGTAAATGTTTATACGCCTTTGTATCTGCTGCAATATCTTTTGCTTTCCTTCTTGCTTCTTTAATTCTATCCATCATGGCATACAATCTTTTAGCTCCAGCATCTGTACTGCCATTACCCAACTCAGAAACAATCCTTGCTGGAATCACAAACTCACCATCAGCCAAACGAGCTGGTTGTTTACCACCAATGACCGCAGGAATACCATCACTCACGCCATCACCAGGACCTTTGAGCAATCTTCCACCATCAGAGTAATCTCCTAAATGGCTTTGTAATCCACCTTCTTTGGCAGTATTGACTACTGGACTATTTTTTTGAATATCTTTTTGTGCTGCTTCAGCCGCCAACTGATCTTGCGATAATGTTTGAATATTAGAACCAAGAGGAGAAACAGCTCCAAGACCTGATTTGGTTGGTGCTAAATGAGCTAATTTTTGAAGCTTTAATAAATTAGTCATGGCTGCATTATAAGCATCAAGATTCTTTGTATCAGGATCTACATCAACATAAGTACTATCTCGTTCAGGCGTTGCCTGTAATACAGGGCGTTTAGAAATCATTGCTAAACCCTGTTGAACATCGCTACCATCAGCTCCAGAATATTTCATAACACCACCACGCTTGGCTGTAGCCATGCTGTAAGGATTTTTTACATAGTTATCATATTGAGCTTGATAATAGGGTTGTGGCTGTGCTGGGAACTGTCCTTGAAAATTTGGTGATATTGGCTTAATGTTAAATGGATTAGTCTGGCCAGTTTGAACTGGTAAACTTGGCTGATTAAATGCACCTAAAGCACTTAAAGCTGTTCCACCTAACATGGCAACAGAACCTGGATTAGCTTTTGCAAAATTTAAAGCATTGGTTCCAGAGCTAAATGTATTACTTAATCCAGCACCCATGTTAGATAAACTGGTGGCAGAACCAGCACCACCAACAGCATTCATAGCACCAGCACTACGCACAATATCAGATGGATCAACATTTGGATTTTGAAAAGCTTGACCTAATGCTGTTCTTTGAGCATCGGTTAAGTTTTGCATATTATTAACTTGATCAATCGCTGAATTAAGACTTCCTGATGACTGTGCTGCCATATCTGCTGGAATGCTTGAATTTAATCCAGCATTTACAGTTGCTTGTGTATTAGCAAATTCTGCTGCTGCTTGATCACCACCTTGTTGAGCTGCTGCCTCTAATCCAGCCGAACCTAAGCCTTCAGCTAAACTAGCACCACCCCAAGCTCCAAGTCCAGCCATAAGCCCTTCTTTTAAACTACCAGTAAGAGCAAAATCTCCAGCACCAACAATTGCAGCTGCAAGTGGAGCACCTACTCCAGTAGCCATTAAAGCAGCACCAGCCACCATAGGAAGAGCAGCACTTAAAAAACCAGCTTCAGGAAGACCTGTTTTTGGATTGATGGTTAATGATCCACCGTGCTGTTGTGCCAATTTTTGTAGGGCTTGAAGCTCCCCAGTAGTCATATGGACTAAGTGGGTATCGTCTCCACGACCATGCTGCTCTAAGTGTTTGGCAATTAACGGTAGACTCATACACGACCTATTGAGTTATTTGGAATAATTTTATCATAATTAAACCGCTGTGCCAGCATAATTTACCCATTTTTGACCATTCCAATAAATAGGATATCCAAGAGTTTGATCAAAATACTGTTGACCTATTTGCAAATTAGCCAAAGGTCGCTGTCCTTTTAATCCATAATCTGGCGTTGCAGTTGCCTGAGTGTAATTATTTAACTGATTAAAATATAAACGCAATTGGCTTAATACTTGATTGTCATGTCCAGCATCATAAGTCGCTGGAGCAACAGGTAAGTTGGGAGGCGTTGGTGCTAAAGGAGTGCCATTATATTTTTGAATATTAGCCATTACCTACGCCCATCTGGTCTAATATCAAAACGAGGTGTTCCTAATTGCCATGCAACTCCATTTTGACCTGTTGATTTAATAATGAATGACATCTGCCTACCTCTTAATCGAGTAAATACTTCAGCTGTAAATTGCTGAATTGTATATTCAGGAATATTGGTATAGTTTTGTAAACTGGTTACAGCAGGATTAGCCGCTACTCCATAAGCTGATCCAGAACTATTTCTTGGCAAAATTTGAATAGTTAAAGATGGATTATTGGTTGTAGAACCGTTAAAGTTCACATCTGGGAACATTCTCCAAACAAATCCAAAATGTTGTCCTGCATCATCTGGACTTACTTCAAAATCAGAAGATTGAATATATGATGTTATAGGTTGCGGAGTTCCTGTAGAAACATCATCACAGCCATTTTCATGGTAAAGCAATCTGCCGTTATAGTCAGCAGCAATAGGGAATTGATTAATACCAGTTTGAAACCATGCAGAACGTGCCATTGTTCCATATGCCCAAGTATTTTCTACATAATTGTAAATAACATATTTATCAATAACAGAATTGGGTTGAGTATTAGAACCATTGTTTCCATCAATAGAAACATAGAACCACCATACTTCATTAAATCCTTCATTAGATCCTACAAAAACTTGAAAGTTTTGGTTTTGATTAATATTATCAAATATGTATTGTTTTAAATCACAAGGCAAGGTTTGAACAGTACCGTTATACATATAAAAACGATCACGACCCATCCAATACGTTACATTATTAATCGTAATCATACAGTTAGGACTCATAATCGATATATTATCCATTAAGAGCTGGAATCCCCAAACATAAGGAGTG